ATATTTGGGGCTACAATCGTTCGCATGTCGAACAGATCTGCACCTGAATTATGGAAGTCTCCGGTTGAAGCTTTTCCTTTCCCTTCCAGGAACACTCCATCAATCAGTATTTTTTCAGTTGCAAACGCATTAACCCAGGATTGCAATGCTAACGCATCAACATTTATCACGTCAACAGCTTCCGATGCAATACCGGCTATACCAATCACGTTTACAGCCGTAATACCACGAATTTCCGATCTAATTGCTTCATCAGCAACCAAAGCAGCTATAGTGGTAGTTTTCACCACCGGAATCAGATAAAAAATGAATCCTGGGCACAACCTGAACATTTCGCTCAAATGGTAGTGTGTCAGTTCACCGTTATTTGCATCCGATGCAGCAGTGATACCAAGTGTTTCGACAGTTGTGATGTCTAAACACTCAATCACCTCTTTAAAGATAACCTTATTGGCGATGGCCGTAGCTCCGCATATCAGAACAATTACTCTGTCTTTTGCGTCAGTTGTACGGCCTAAACCGCCATTAAGTTTACCTATATTTGCACCTGTGAATGTTCCCATATTATTCGGCAGATTTAAAAGTTTCAAGTTTCTTTGAAGCAGCCGATACAACAGTTGCGCGAGTATCACCGGCAACAAGTTCGTTTACAGCTTCAGCAGTTTCAGCAGCTTCAATAAGTGCTATCACTTCAAGTGCTTTCTTTTTATTGTCACCTTCTGCTTGTGACTCGAAGTCATCGCGCGTAAACGTTTCAAGCTTCAACTCTTTTCCGTAACGATTTACCTTTGAATGGTTTTTTGCAGCTGCATCACTTACATCTGCAATAAATGCCTGTCCATCGCTTGCCACAATCACCTTGTGAGCCTTTGGATATCTCTTTAAAATATCTTTAGCCAATAGTTTCTGTTCGTCCTTACTAAGGACTTTTAATTCGGCTTTTGTTCCCATTATTATTTTTAATGAAAAATGAATACTAATAATTAATGAAATCACTTTCCCAAAGATTCTTATACTTTGGGAAAGTGATAAATAATAGCTGTTATGCTACAATTCCACTCACCAACGCACCGAAACCATATTCGTACACGCGGTCAATTAAACCATAAACTTGCAATCTGAATTCAGACTTAGGATCAGCTGACTTTGTATCAATAGTTTCTGGCGAGTAAAGTATTTTAACGCTATCCAGATGATACACTGAGTTTGGAGCATAGAAAAACAACGACGCACGACGGTCTGAAGCACCAAGTGCAGCACCTTTTGCTTTCTTTACACCTGCAGAGGTATAAGCCAATACGGCATTGTTTTCAAAGAACTTAAATCCCATAACGGACTTCACTTTACCGGTAGTGACATCAAAGAAGATATTTTTGTCAGCAAAATAAGAAGCCGAATCACGGTCAAGCATTAAGTCCGTGGAGTGCTCAGGACAAAGAATCATAAAATACTGACTTTCGTCAGGTAAATTCAATCCTTTGATTTTTTCAAGGAACTTAATAAAGTCACCAAACGTTGCACGTTTGCGACCAGTTCCATCATCAGCACCGGTAGTTCTCAATACAGGCATGTCATCACTTGTTGCATCACCAGGAGCTAATTTATACATCACGTGGTCACGAATACCACGACGCATAGCCTGAGCATGAGCAACACGGGTCATATTACGTTTATCGAAATTCAAACCACGAATTTCAGCATCATCAACTTCAGTTGGGTCAGTATCATACTTTTCCCATGGAACAAAAGTTTTTGATCCGGTCATCTTCTTAGCTGTGAATCCTTCAGTATTGTTCACATAGAACCCTACGTTATTGATCAGCTTATTGAAGCGAATACCATCGGTAGTGATAGCGGATGGATTAGCACCAGGCAACACGCCTAAAAAATCATCCTTATCGTTCTTGAATTCAAGAAGCAATTGAGGTGCAACGTATTGATTTAACCAGTTGCCGGTTTCAGATGTAGCCATATTTTTCAATCTTTTTTATACCTTAAAAAATCATTTGCGACATTGTGGATGATTCCATGCACAATGTTACACATTAGACTCTTATTGGTTGGTTTATTATTTTAATCCGTTACGCGTTTTGTAATCAGCAAACAACGCATCATATGCAGCTGGCTTTTCAGTCATCAATGCATCCAAAGCAGCAGGGTTTCCATCCTGTAGTTGTTCAAAAGTCTTACCATTGTAAGTAGCACCTTTACCATCCTGAGACGATACAATTTCACTCGACAAAGCATTCACTACCTGAACAGCTTCAAGAACCTTAATGGTTGTTTCAAAATTTGATTCGAGCATCGTTTTCCAATTCGTACGAGTATCCGCAGTAATGCGGTGTTCCTTTTCGGCCTTATCAAGGGCAGCCTTGATTTTATCCGCTTTTTCAGTTTTGTCCTTTTCAGCTGTAGCAGCTACAAGGGCATCATAATCACCTGCTTTCTTTGCATTTTCAGCAATTCTGGCTGTAATTTCGACTTCGGTAGCTGTAGCAGACAGTCCGATAGTTGTTGCAATCGCTTGTAAATTCATTTCTTTTTCAATATTTGGTTGTGAATTAATAATATCCTCAGGTGAGAAGTCAAGCGGTGAACCACTTGCTTTAATGGATTCGGCTAATGCCTTTGTAACTTTTACCGGTTCTTTGATATCAGATATAAAACCCCAGTCTTTTGCTTCCTGGGCTGTCATCCAGAAATCACCACCATCCCATTTAGCTTTAAAGTCAGGTTCAGGTTTTTTTAGCTTAGCCTTGTATGTTTCATAATATGATGTTGTCATGTTCTTGAGTAACTTGAGATAGTTTTCCATTTCAATCTCATCACCACCGACATAACCCGATGGTTTATGAACCATAAATTGGCCATTCTTAGCCATTGTAAAACTTGTGGCTTTAACTGCAATATAAGTTCCTGCCGACGCAACAATAGCACCACCCTCACCGGTATACTCACCGAATAGCTCAATAAGAATATTATAAATTTCGTTGGCCTGAAAACAATCGCCTCCATTAGTCATAATATAGACATGGCAAGAAATTGCCCCAGCATCTTTAATAGCCTGGCACCTTTCTCGAAAATCAATGGCATTGTTTTGATTCCACTCAGATATGTTACCAATGATGTCAACACGTCCTTGAGTTCCTTCAGCTTTAATACTAATTTGTAATCCTGCCATAATCTTTACATTTATTGTTTCGTATTCGAATCGGCAACAAATGTAAAGCGTTATTTCGTTAGATAAAAATCACTATTTCATGTACTTACAAAATCAATAGCAGAACATAAAAATATTTAAGTAGAACTTAAAATTCTTATAGTAAATAAAATCATGTTTTGTTTTACCGCGTAAATAGGTACAACTTTGCATAAAAATCAGAGCAAAAAATGAAGAAAAACAAGGCTGTAAGAAAAAAGATTGACCGTAAGCCAAAACTACCGGCTGCTGAATATCAAAAGCTAAAGTTCACAGGCTATGAATATGTAGTTATTCAGGGAAAAACCCAAAAGGAAACTGCAGAACTCTTAGGACTCACCGAGCAAACAATATCTGACTGGTCACGCACTGACGGTTGGAGAGAACAACGTGAAGGACGCCAACAGTCATCACGTACCGAGGCTGATAACATTCGTCAGATAATACGGCTTAACAGTGAACGACGGTTAGACATCGAAGGTGAGATATCCGATGCAGTCAAATTAGTAGATAAGAAACTGGAAGCTGAATTACGCTCTGAAGCTAACCGGTTATCCGATAATTCAGCAAAGTGGGCTAAAACGCTCAGGGAAATGGAGAAAAATAACAAATACTCCCTGGGTGAACTGATCAACATGATGGATGATCTGTTTACCGACATGCGCCAACACGACCCTGAACTATTTGAGAAAACTATAACTTTCCAACAATACTACATTCGCAAAAAGACACAGGAATTAGGGTAATCATTTAATTAATAAATATTATGGGACAATACAGACTATCATTCTATTTTAAATTTCAATTTGGACTTCTTATCAAATACGATAATGTTTCTAATTTCATTGAAATTCAAATTCCATTCATACAGATTCTTATCGGACTTGATAAATATGCAACTGGAATTTTCTTTTTCATTTAGCATATATACTAATATTTCTTATCCCCTTTTGGTAAACTATGGCAACACAAAAAGCCCAGGACAAAAAGCTAGCCGATGCATACCTTGCAAAACTCGAAATAACTAAAAGAGCTAATGAGGTAAACCCGTTTGAAACAAAATCGGAACAAAATGAACGTATCAGACGTGCAAAGGATGATGTCGTATTTATGGTTAATAAATACCTGCCACATTACGCAACATCTGACTGTGCTCAATTTCATTGGTTAGCTGCAAACCAAATAGCAAATGATTTACTTATAAAAATTTTCTTAGAGTGGGGACGTGGACTCGCAAAGTCTGTATGGGGTGATATAATCATACCATTATGGCTTTGGATGCGCGGTGAAGATATATTCTTTTGCCTAATGTCTGATAGCAATGACCGGGCATCCGAACTACTTGCCGATATACAGGCTGAGTTAGAAGGCAACCCACTTCTAATTCATGATTTTGGAGCACAAAAGTGTGAAGGCGATTGGGCTGTTGGTAATTTCAAAACTTTAGACCAACGGTTTATTGGTATGGCTTTCGGTATTAAGCAGAAAGTTCGTGGTATCCGCGTAAAACAACGTAGACCAAACTTGTGGGTTATTGATGACCTTGAAACACCGGACACAATTGGTAATCCTAAACGCATGAGAAAGCAGGCCGACCAAATTGAACGTGATGTATTAGCTACGATGACAGGAGATAAACGACGGTTATTATACCTGAATAATAAGTTTGCACGCGTAATGACGCAAACAATACTACAGGAAAGACACCCTGAAGTAACTAAAGATGGACGTCGTAAAGGTTGGATTATTAATCAGGTAAGAGCATACAACAAAATAACTCATGAACCTGCATGGCCATCAATGTACTCACCTGAGTACTATATGCAACAGGAGGAGGATATGGGTTTACCGGCTGCCTATGCCGAATACCTACACGAAACAAAGTTAGAAGGTAAAAACTTTAGCGAAGATTCAATTCAATGGACAGAACTGCCATCTCTCACAGATATGCCAATGATCATAGCTCATTGGGATATTGCATATACAGACAACGAAGGAAGCGATTACAATGCTGTAAAAGTTTGGGGAACTAAAGACCGTAAGTTTTACCTGATAGATTGTTTTGTCAAACAGGCTAAAATGAAAAGTCCATGTGATTGGATGTGTGAATTCAAAAAGAGTTTACCTGCAGGAGTAAATATTATTTTTCAATATGAATCACAGTTCTGGAATGAAGAGGTTGAACGAAACATTGATGAAGCTGAAATAAGAAATGATATTTCATTAAACATGATGGAAGTTGATACAGCTAAAGGAAA